TAGCCTTAAGAAAGACTCAAATGTCTTTATCATATCTCACAAGAAGGATGTTCTCGATGGAAAGTTCCCTCGTAAGATCGAATTCGAGAAGGTAAACAACTTCAGCCAAGTCAAGAAAGATGGATAATTACAGAAACGACACCGCTAATAATATAATCGCGCTCGCCCGCGCCCGGGGGAAGGCAGATCCAAACCAAACCGATAGTGAGATCTTTGAGTCGTATTTTAAGAACACTCTCGCACCAGCATTTAAGGCTCAATACGGCTTAAATATGCGATATGGAAGCTTCGGCTCGATCATAGTTCAAGCAAAGACGGCTCTAATTTTGTGAGTTTTTCACATTCTATATAGAAAAGTGCATAAGTGATTGGTACATAACGATATACAAAGGTTTACATTGATGCTCAAATAGGGTATAATAGATCCATAACCACCCACTAAATAAGTTATGGAAAAAATACTCGACCTTCAAAACCAGTCTTCTCTGGCCAAGCTATTGGCTACAGAGAACATTACTGTCACTCACAGTAAGTCCTTATCGACCGCGTACTTCGACGTTAAGAATCGTGTGCTTGGCCTTCCAGTTTGGAAAGACAAAGGTAAGGTTGTGTATGACATGCTTGTGGGCCACGAAGTCTCACATGCTCTTTATACAGACCACGCAGAATTTGAAAAGTTCATTGCTGTAGAAGGTCGTGGCAATTTCGATATTCTCAATATCATCGAAGACATTCGTATCGAGCGTCTAATCAAACTGAAGTATGCTGGTATGCCTCGTATTTTCAACGGTGCATATAAGGAACTTGTTGAAGCCGACTTCTTTGACACAGCTAATAAAGATATTACAGCGCTATCATTTTTAGATCGCTTGAATCTTCGTGCTAAAGTCGGACCATTTATTGATGTGCCTCTTAATCCTATCGAGGAAGACATTTACAATCGCTGCCTTCAGGCCGAAACCTTTGACGATGTTGTTAAGCTCTATCACGAAGTGAAGAAGTTCATGAATGATCAGAAGAAAGAGGAACAGTCTCAAGACGACGAGCAATCAACTGAAGAAGAACAATCTAAAGGTGATAGCGACGAAACGTCTGAAGACACTCCAATGAACGAGTCGCCAAACGAGTGGGCCGACTTCTTTGACACCTCAGACGACTTTGGTGCTGATAATGTTGAAGACGATGGCGAAGAATCTTTTACTCAAGAGGTTGACGATGCATTAGAAGACGATGGCTCTACTGAAGAAACTGAAACAGTACGGTCTAATCAAGAACCAGATTCAGCAGCACCATCAGCAAGTGAAGGTGCATCTGGGAAATCTGACTCAAACGGTGAGGATATCGATCTCACTAATCAATCTGAGACTATGAAGTCTTTTGATGAAAATGCGATTGAAGAACAAGAAACTGATATGTACGGTCGCAATCGTACTCCAGCAATTTGTCTATGGCCTACAAAGACCACTGTTGAAAAGCACATCATCCCATACAAGACAGTGCTTTCACAGCGATCAAACACGAGCGGAGATCCTGAATCATATGATAAAAAGTATTTAGAATTGGTCGCTACTCGCTCAATCGAATTTAAGAAGAATCTCAATAAGAAAGTTGGAGTTCTCGTCCGCGAGTTCGAACGCCGTAAGGCTTCATACCAATATTCAAGAGCACAAGAATCTCGTCGTGGATCTTTGGATGTCAACAACTTACACAAATACAAGTACGATGATCAAATCTTCCAAACAACGATGAAGTTGGCAGATGCTAAAAGCCACGGAATGATCTTCTTTATTGACTACTCTGGCTCAATGAGTCACGTACTCAGAGACGTCCTTGAGCATACACTCAATTTGGTACACTTTTGCAAGAAGGTTGGTATTCCATTCGAAGTTTATTCATTCACTTCTAACTACTCTCTTGACGACTCCGATGTTGGCCAGTCTGAATATGAATTTGATATGAAGGATCTAGTTCTTGCCAACTTGTTCTCGAGTAATATGTCAAAAGCAGAATACAAAATAGCGTTTGATCAAGTGGTCAATCAGATCTCCTTCTCAAATGCTGGCAGATTCTCTCAGCATGGTCTATCACCGTTCGAACACCTCGGCGGTACACCATTAAACGCTGCATTGATGGCAGCACACCATGTGGTAAAGAAGTTCAACAAAAAGCACAGTGTCCAAAAGACAAATGTGATTTTCCTCACTGATGGCGAATCACACTCGTGCTTCCCTGCTAATGTTCGTTATTGCGCACCATCATTTATGACAATTGTTGGAGGAAAGCAATACAGTCTTCCACGGACTGCAACAACACCAGTATTAACCAAGATGCTAGGCGATATCACTGGAGCAACAACTATTGGATGGTACTTACCCTCATGTAAATCAGCAGCCGTAAAACACCTTCGAGGTATGGCATTCTCATCAGCAAAAGAACTGCACTATAGCGATACCACCAAAAAGTGGATAAAGCAATATAATAAGGATGGCTTCTTTAATGCACTGAACTGCTTTGGTTATGATTCGTACTTCCTTCTCAATTCAGATATCAAGATCAAAGATGAGGAGTTCGCCTATAAGCCAAATACTGACAAATCTCTATCTGACTCCCGCGGTGAACAATCCAAGTTAGCTCGTGAATTCGCGAAACACAACGTCAAAAACCGTCAAAATCGGATTATCATGACAAAGTTCGCTGAAACAATTGCTTAATTTCACAATTTTCTAGCAACCTTTATATTAAATTTTACAAGTTACTGATAGCCAAGAACATAAAACCATTTACAATATACCTCAAATATAGTATAATAGACCTATAACCAACCAATAAGATTATGACAATAGAAAAACTCACAGAAATGCTCAAGGAGACTGGTAAGTCCTCCTTTCGAAATCAAGACATTCTCACCGCCGCAGCTGAGAATGGTATAAACCACGCTGATGCGTATAAGATCATTCGTAAGATGCACAAGATATCTAGAGGAGTGTACTCATTCACAGCAGCTCCAGTTTCGATCCAAGCTCCAATCGCGAGCAGTATCTTTGAGAATAAAGTAGCTCTACGCGGAGTATCATCTGTCTCAAGTGACGAGGTGTATGTGCCTACAGTAGATCCTACCTACATCAAGTGGGGAGAATACAATGACATCATGAAGATCATCAAGTCTGGCATGTTCTTTCCAACATATATTTCAGGCCTCTCAGGCAATGGCAAAACCATGATGGTTGAACAAGCCTGTGCGAAAGCCAAACGCGAATTCGTACGAGTTCAAATCTCTCCAGAAACCGATGAGGACGACTTAATTGGTGGCTTCCGTCTTATTGATGGAGAAACCGTTTTCCAAAAAGGTCCAGTCGTAAAGGCAATGGAACGAGGTTGCATTCTCTTGATCGACGAGATCGATCGTTCCACCAACAAGATCATGTGTCTTCAAGGTGTGCTCGAAGGCAATCCAATTCTCCTTAAGAAAACTGGAGAAGTGGTTCGACCTGCTGATGGATTCAATGTCATTGCAACCGCGAATACTAAAGGTCGTGGATCAGACGATGGTCGATTCACTGCAGCATCTATTATCGATGATGCATTCCTCGAACGATTCGTGTGTGTAGTTGATCAGCCATTCCCTCAGCCAACAATTGAGAAGAAGATTGTTTCAGCTCACATGTCAAAATTCGGTGTCGAAGACGAAGAATTCACCGATAAGCTAATCGCGTGGTCGAATGTAATTCGCAAAACGTTTGAGGCTGATGGTGTCGATGAAGTAATTTCCACCCGCCGTTTATGCCATATCTCAAAATGCTACTCAATCTTTGAGGATCGTATGAAGTCGATCAACAAGTGCATCAGCCGCTTCGACGACGAAACACGAACAGCGTTCTTAGACCTCTACACCAAGATTGACGAGAGCCAACTCACTGAAGACGGAGAGATCGTGATCGAGGGCGAAATTACACCAGAAGAAGAACCACCATTTTAACAATTTGCGGTGGAGACCGCAAGTCATAACAAAAAGTCCTATCTCCTTTTTTTCCGTGGTTGGTTGGTGAAGGAGATAGGCACCATTTTTAATATACACTACCATGAACGGAATAAAATACGACAACAACAAACCAGACTATAGTCTAATACCTCCACACGCTCTCGACGACGTTGCGAGTGTATTAACATATGGAGCACAAAAGTATGACAGAAACAATTGGCTCGAACTCGAGAATCTCAATGAACGATATTTTGCTGCAGCTCAACGACACATGTGGGCTATTCAAAGAGGAGAAACACATGACAATGAGACAGGCCTTCATCACTCAGCACATGCTATTTGTTGTATGATGTTCATGCTTGAATTTAGTTATTTACAAAACAACAAAAATAAGATATAATATATATTATGAAAATCAGTAAAGAAACCCTCGAAGTGCTGAAGAATTTTTCGGCAATCAATCCTAATCTTGTTATTTCTGAAGGTAACAAGCTATCAACAATCGCTGACGCTAAAAATATTATGGCAGCAGCAGTTGTTTCAGAATCTTTTCCAAAGAAGGTTGGCATCTATGATTTGAATGAGTTCCTCTCTGCGCTCTCATTGATCGAAGATCCTGACTTTGAATTTGGTGATAATGACGTTAGCATTAAATCAAACAATGCAACGCTCACATATCGATATGCTGACACTAGCATTTTGACTTCTCCAGAAAAGGAAGTGAATATGCCACCAACAGATGTCGAAGTCAATCTCACCGCAGACGACATCGCACAAATCCGTCGAGCAGGTAGTGCACTGAATCATCCAGTTGTATCAATCACAACTGAACATGGAGACGATGCCGTATATCTACAAGTAAAGGATCCTAACAACTCATCAGCTAATGTCTATTCGCATAAAGTGTGTAGCGCTAGTTCTGATGATGCATACGATTATCAATTCCTTATTGCCAACCTTAAGCTTATTCCAGGCGATTATAAAGTAGCAGTAAGTTCTAAACTAATTTCGAACTGGGAGTGTATAAATAACACTTCAGTGAAATATTGGATCGCTCTCGAAAAGACATCCACAACCAAATAATAATATCATATATGAGTGAAGAAACAACCACAGAGGAGCAAGTTCTCCCAGAAACACAAGATGAACCTACAGCACCAGATGTAAATATCGGTGACTTCCGAGCAATGCTACAAATTATCGATGTAGCTTCTCAGCGAGGAACGTTTAAAGGCGAGGAACTAACTTCGGTTGGTACAGTCCGCGATCGACTGAATGCGTTCGTACAATACCATACTCCTCAGCCAGAAGAAGAAGCACCAGCTGACTCTGGAGAGGCTGAAGCATAATACGCTATAGGTTATTAATTAGACCTGCCGCGCCTCTGATTCATGCGTAATTCGGCGAAAAGTTTAAGAAACTGACCACTTCTTAAATTGGTGTTTTGGTTGAGATTGTAATACCAGCGATGTACAAGCTGGTCGATAATGAGGATAAGGACTGCGTAGCGGTCGTCTCCCTCACACTTTTACATTTACAAATACCAAAACTTGTGGTATAATATATTATGAATAAAAATGAAAACGAATTTCTCTGGGTCGAGCGGCACCGCCCAAAAACAATTGACGAATGTATTCTTCCAGCATCGTTAAAGGCAACATTCACTGATATTGTAAAGCACGGCGAACTGCATAATATGTTGTTGTCAGGAACTGCAGGGTTAGGTAAGACAACTGTCGCACGAGCGCTATGTCATGAATTGGATCTCGAATACTTACTTATCAATTCATCTGAGGAAAGTGGAATCGATGTTCTTCGTTCTAAGATCAAACAATTTGCCTCGTCAGTATCTCTACACGGTGGAAAGTACAAAGTAGTTATTCTTGACGAAGCTGATTATCTTAACGCACAGTCGACGCAACCAGCACTTCGTGGTTTCATCGAGGAGTTTAGTTCGAATTGCCGATTTATTCTTACATGCAATTTCAAGAATCGTATTATCGAACCACTTCATTCTCGTTGTTCTGTAATTGAATTCAACACGAATAAGAAACAGTTAGCTGGTCTCGCTGCGCTGTTTATGAAACGACTTCAAGATATTCTAAAGACTGAAGGCATTACGTATAACGATAAAGTAATTGCTGAACTCATTATGCGCTATGCTCCAGATTGGAGACGTGTGTTAAATGAATGTCAGCGATACTCGTCTGCAGGAGAGATCACTCCAGATATTCTAGTTGGTATGTCTGATCAAAGTGTGGCTCAACTTATTGCCCACCTAAAGACTAAAGACTTTAAGAGTATGCGAAATTGGGTTACGAACAATTCAGATGTTGATTCAGCTGTCATATTTAGAAAGATCTATGACTCGTTATATGATTATGCTGAAGGCCAATCGATCCCAAGCATCATCATTATTCTCGCTGACTATCAATATAAAGCAGCATTTGTAAGTGACAGAGAATTGAATATCGTTGCATGCTTAACTGAAATCATGGCATCATCAACATGGAAATAACAACAAAAATAATTGCTTGGCGCATATTGTCGATTGTACTATGCTCGCTTATGGGTAGAATTTGGTTTGGTGATTGGCACGTTACAGCGTTCGGTATTTTTATTTCGTTTGTTATGACATTCGTTCACTATTACTTTGAAAAACTATGGCCGACAAACTAACACCATTTGACTTTCTAAAGAGTATTAACACTTCTAGCCCAAGCCTTCTAAAGGATTGTAAAGCTGATGATAGCGAAGTTGCGTTAAGTGTCGATTCTCCGTGTAAGCAGTATGTGCCATTTATTGTAAACCGCGGGCTGTCGCAGTTCAATGATACTATTCTATTCGCGAATGAAATGAACATGCGGCATAGTCTTCCTGCGAAAATGCAATACGATTTTCTAAGGACTACTATACGCCCTCGAAAACGCTTTACGAAATGGGCAAAGAAGGCAAAAGATCCTGCAGATATTAAGCTAATTCAAGAAGCATATAACTATTCGTATGAGAAAGCTGAACAGGTCTATAGTTTGTTTACTCCAACTGCATTAAAGAAACTAAGAAACTCTTTAGATAAAGGAGGAACACGATAGTCAAAACTTGTAATATTATAAATACTATCTTTACGATGTAACTATAATATTGCAACTATGATTGAACAAGAATTAGTCTCATGGACACCGGCCGACATGTTAGAGATATCTCTAGACGAACCGGATGACTTCCTTAAAATTAAAGAAACTCTTACGCGAATAGGTGTTTCTTCGAAGAAAGAGCACAACACACTATATCAGAGTTGTCATATACTTCATAAACAGGGTCGTTATTTTATTGTTCACTTTAAAGAGTTATTCATGTTAGATGGAAAGCCTTCTAACTTTACTCTAGACGATGCATCCCGCCGAAATTCAATCACTACTTTATTATCAGATTGGGGACTTTTAACTATTGTCGATCCAAGTAAGGCTGAAAAGAAAACAAGTCTACGTCATATCAAAATTATTTCACACCGCGACAAACGTGATTGGCACCTAGAATCAAAATATTCTATTGGAAACGTTAGGAGTTCATAGATGAAAGCGTATTTCAAGACAGATCTAGAAGCAACAATTTCAGGTTACTTTAATGGTAACAAATTCATTCGTACAGTTACACTATTAGAAGATTTGGTATTCTATACAAAGTCAGGTGATTCTATCACTGTTCCTAAGGGGTTTGAGAGTGATGGAGCGAGTGTGCCTAAGGTATTCTGGTCAGCCTTTCCACCATTTGACACATATCTACCTGCAGCGGTCGTTCACGATATTCTATGTGTACAAGGTCATAACGATAAGTGTTTATATACCTCTAAAGAAGCAGCTGATATATTCTATGAAGCAATGCGGGTATGTGGAGTTGGAAGAACTAAAGCACGAACGATGTATTATGCAGTACGTTACTTCGGACCTAAATGGAAATAAACTAAAATCGAACTTTAAATTAATATAAATAACAATATGAAAGATCTTATTAGCACATCGCTAAATATACTCACCGAAGGTTCTCTTCAAGAAAAACTGTTTAGATCACAAGGATCTCTTGCTCCTTCTATCAGTAAAGCTGCTTCTGAATTCATGAAGAATAACAAGAAGACTTCCTCTCGCGAGGAATTTGATAAAGCATGGAAAAAGGACGTAAGTAGATTCAACGACACTATCGTTAATGAAATCTTTAAGAAGATTCCAAAGGATGACATTGTATATATTACTACTAACGTGTCAAAGGTAAAATGGAACGAGAACTCCAAGGTGCAAGGCAAAGTAATACTTACCGGCGATGTGTCTGTCAACATTGGTATCAAAGATGACGTTAATGGTAAACCACTCGCTAAGAAAGTAAAGGGTTGGATTAATCCCGCGATCAACGTTGAAGATGAAGTGTACGGAGACTTTCAATCCAAACTGACACAAAATATCGAGTTAAAGGACACAAATCTGGGATTCATTATTGAAGATTAAGATCATATTGGTCACCTGCCTGATCCAGAGATTTAATCATCGCGATATAAATAAACTTTTAAGGTAACACGCTGTTACTTTAAATGAGACGCCCTCGGGGTCTCACAACAACATAACCCTGCCTAATAGGAGGAACAATAAATGACACAATACACAATCCCACGTTCGTGGACAATTGGTTTTGATTCTATCTTTGATAGACTTGAAAGCACTCAATCAAACAACTCGACTTATCCGCCTCACAATGTAGTGAAGCACAGCGATACGAGTTTTGAAATCGCACTAGCTGTTGCTGGTTTCAATGACAAAGACCTTGACGTAACACTCGAAAAGAGTATCCTTACGATTGAAGGTGACAATGTATCGCTCAATGGCGATAAAGAATATATCCATAAGGGTATTGCTACACGTAAGTTCAAGAAGCAATTTGATCTTGCTGAGCACATTCGAGTAGAACACGTCAGTATTACTGATGGTATTCTCTCGGTGTATCTTAAAAAAGAGGTACCAGAAGAACTTCAACCGAAGAAGTTCACAATTCTTCAAGCAGCCCCTGGCGATCCAGAGCTCTTGACTGAATAATTATGAGTTTCTCACGATCGTCCTATCCCACCTTTGCGTGGTGATGGCGCTTGAGACTTCTTTAAAGGTCTTTCCCTCTTTCGCCTAAAGTAAAGGGGACACTTTAATATTTACATACCGCTCATTCTGTGGTATAATTACATTATGATATTAAGCGGATTCTACACAAGCGTCGAGCGATTCGGCAACAAACTCCTTTATCGTGGTTACGATGCAAATGGGAAAAAGGTTTCTCATAGGATAGCATATAAGCCAACATTATATCTTAAGTCTAAAAAGACTGATACTGATTGGAAAGCCCTCGATGGCACACCAGTCGAACCTTTACAATTCGGCAATATGGCTGAAGTAAAAGAATTTGAGAAGACTTATAGTGGTGTTCCAGATTTTAAGTTATACGGCAACACACGTCATATTCCAGCATTCATTCAGAATCAGTTTCCAAATGAGATAGCGTATAGTCGTAATATGGTCGATGTCGTATCCTTAGATATTGAAACATCGTATGGTGATGGGTTTCCGGAAGTGGATAACCCAATGAATCAGATTCTTACTATTGCTCTAAAGAGCTCAAAGGATGATACGTATCGAGTATGGGGAATGAAGCCATACGATGAACTTAGCACTCAACTAAAACACCTTAAGATCGATTATCGACAGTTCACTGCTGAATCATCGATGCTTACTGCCTTCATCGACTTTTGGGCTAATCCTGAAAATACACCTGATATCATTACTGGTTGGAATACACGTTTCTTTGATATTCCGTATATGGTTGCTCGCATGTCGTTTCTCCTTGGCGAAGAGAAGGTGCGTGAATTATCACCTTGGAAAAAGATTGATCGCAGAGAGATCTTTATTAAAGGTCGTCAGCAAGTTACATTTGACTTGATGGGTATTCAGCACCTTGACTATATGGAACTCTTTAAGAAGTTCGCATACACATATGGCAATCAAGAATCATACTCACTGAATCATATTTCAAGTGTTGTGCTTGGAGAAAAGAAGTTAGACTATTCTGAGATTGGTACATTACGTGATCTATACGATGCTGACTTTCAAATGTTTGTTGACTACAATATCAAAGATGTTGAGCTAATAGATCGAATGGAAGAGAAGCTTGGCCTTATCACATTGGTACTAACTATGGCATATCTCGGAGGAGTTAACTATACCGACACTCTTGGTACCACCGCGATATGGGATTCGATTATCTTTCGTCGACTAGCACGTTCTCGAATTGCCGTTGTTCCAGGTGAAAAACATCCGGCACAACCATTTCCAGGTGGGTATGTGAAAGATCCTCATGTAGGAATGCACGATTGGGTTATGTCGTTCGATTTAAATTCACTATATCCCAATCTTATTGTGCAATACAACATGTCACCTGAAACTCTTATGCGAGAGCCAGGCGCTGTAGGTGCTACTGCGTCGAACGGTGCAGTATTTCGTAAAGACAAGAAAGGCATTATTCCTGAAATTGTCGAAGAGTTGTATGCTAAACGTGTAGATATTAAGCAGGACATGTTGACAGCAAAACACAAGCTCGAAACGATCTCTAAACACGAGAAGTACGATTACAATCAAACAGTTGGTCAAGTAGCTCGGCTCGAAACTCTACAGACTGCTATTAAGATTCTACTAAATAGTTTATATGGTGCGCTTGGCAACAGATATTTCAGGTACTTCGATATTCAAGTAGCATCTGCAGTTACACTGACTGGCCAAGAGGTTATTAAATACGCTGAAACAAAGGTGAATAAATATCTCGATGAATTCATTGGTACACCACCTAAGGATCGTGTTATCGCAATGGATACTGATTCTCTCTACATAGGAGTAAAAGACATCGTTGATAAGTTTAAGCCAAAGAACACCGTTGCCTTTCTTGATGAGATTGGTTCTAAAGCAATTGAGCCTATGCTCGAAAAAGCCTTTGATGAATTTGCTGAAAGAACTAATGCGTATTCAAATCGTATGGTTATGAAAAGAGAAGCCATCGCCGATCGTGGCATTTGGACAGCAAAGAAGCGATACATCCTCAACGTTCATAATAACGAAGGTGTTCAATACGCCGAGCCAAAGATCAAGATCATGGGAATTGAAGCAGTTAAGTCTTCTACACCTCAAGCGTGTCGTAGTGCAATGAATGAAATGTTTAAGATCATTGTAACAGGTGACGAAGATAAGACACAAGCAGCAATCGCAACATTCAAAGATCACTTTAAAACGTTATCGCCTGATAAGGTTGCCTTCCCTCGAGGAGTAACCGATGTTCGAGGATATTCGAATAACCAAACAATCTATCGTAAAGGCACGCCGATTCATTCTCGAGGTTCTCTCTTATATAACCACTATCTAAAATCGAATGGCTTAGACAAGAAATACCAACTTATTCAAAGCGGTGATAAGATTAAGTTCGTATATTTGTTAATTCCAAACTCAATTCAAGAGAATGTCATTAGCTTTCCTGATCACCTACCAGACGAATT